GCCGCATTCCTCCCCTGTATGAATACAGGGGATTCCTGCGGGATTTCTTTGAAGAGGTGTTGGTCCAGGAAACGAACAAGATCAAGCTGCCCGATTTCCTGACCGTCAATGCCGCGCCAATCCTCGAATTCTTTGGAAAGAACCGGATGCAGCTCAACTTCGTGATCGCGCCAACTGGTGGTTTGGGCGTTGCCATCATCGCAGAAGCCGACAGCCAGAGGTCGCGTGTTGTTTTCGTTCGGCCAAACAGCGTTCACGTGGACGGCCGCTCGATCCGTCTTGTGAATCTGAAGGTACTGGCTGAAGCTGTCAACATCCACCAGACAAACGCGACGGCGGTCACGAACCGGTTTCGGAAGGACTTCTTCAGCGAGCTGAACGTTGAAGTTTTCAGGAACGGCTATGTGAGGGGCGCCCTCAACCTCGAAGGCAAACGGCTTTTCAGCCTCGATGTTCTTGATTTCTTCCATTGGTCTCTCCCTAGTTCACTTTTTGGAATCGTTCGGTTTCTCTGGGGGAATCATCGACTACCTCAACCTTGCCGAAGTCAAGCTTGCGCTGACGAGGATCGGAGTCGCAAAGCGTGCCGTCATCGGTTGAGAACAAGATCGTTTCAGCGGTCTGCGGCTTCGGAGTCTTGAGTGTGATTTCATCGCCGATAATCACGTTCGAATTGCTGTTCTTGGTGGCGGGTTTCACGGAAATCTTGATCGTGACTGAACCGCCCTTTCCGAGGTAGCAGACCTGTCTGACGCATTCGCTCAGCGCTTCTTCAATGTCGGCTGCAAGTCCGCCCTGACGGATAAGTGAAAGTTGACTCATGTGTTGACTCCTTAGCCTCGGCTGGTGACTCGAATTTCTTGCGAGAGTTCGATGCCGGGCAGAGTGACCGTGCCGCCGGTGGCGGTGACGAAGCGCTCGATGGCGTGAACGTTGATTTCGATGCAGTTCAGAAGCTCGGGGTGCGTGGCCACATGAACCAGGAAAGCGGGAGCGTCTTTGACTTCGGCCTTCCATACCTTGGTGGTGCTCATGCCCTTGGTCTTCTCAACCTTTACGACCGGCGCCGCGGTTACGGTCGCGGCAGCCTGCTGCAGGGCTTCTGCCTGCTCAGGTGTTTCGGCTTCCTTAGCCTTGGCTTCAAGAGCTTTGCGCTCGGCTTCAGCTTCCTGCTCGGCCTTCAGACGTGCTTCGGCAGCTTCACGCTCCTTTTGCGCGATGTATCCGCCGATTTCCTTCTTGATCTGACCGATTGCAGTTTGGTAGCTCTCGGTGACCGGCTTGAAAAGCGCCATCACGTTCTTCTTGGCCTGATCGAGCGGCGCCGTGATGCTCTTGCGAAGCGTGTCCAGTTCTTTGACTCGCTTGCTCATGCCGTTCATCTGCTCGGTTGCGAATTGAAGGTCAGATTCGTTCTGGATGATGATCAACGAGGCGGTGTTCTGTGCCGCCGCGGCCTCGCTCAGAAGCTGATTCTGCTCGGGGACTTGGATGGTTACGTTTGTAGTAGTCATTGGGTCTGCCAGTGATAGATGCCCAGAAGGGCGTTGAAACAGGTTTCGTCATTCAAAGACGAGAATTCGGTGACTTTGAAGGAGCCGTCGCCGCGAAGCTGAAGGGCAGCACGGCGGTAAGTGCCGCCGTAGAAGCCTTCGGCGAGAGCCACGTAAGCGGCAAGCTGCACGCCTACGTGCGGGTGGATGCTTGATGTGGTCTTGATGTCGATGACCCACCGCTCTCCATTGATTCTGCAGATGCGGTCCAGCGTCCCTGCGTACTTGCCACAGCCGAGTCGATCCTCAATTTGAAGAATTGCGGGTCGAGTCGCGGTTTTCCAACGCTTGTAGGCGTCCAGATACGGCGCCCACTCCGGGATTACCGAGTCTTCATCGAGTTCGTCCAGATCAAGCAGCTCGGTGCAAGCGTGGACGGCGGTACCGAAGTCCGCGGCTCTGCGCAGAGTTTCTGGATCGATCTCGCCATAGACTGCCGTCGTGAGCGGGCGGAGAATGCGGGAGACACTTGGAACCCGAACTCCGCCCACGGTGTAGAGGTGCTTCACATCATCGAACTCAGGTCGAACAACGCGACCGGGGATGATGATGGAGCTCATTGGGCGGCTCCTTCGCTTTCAGCCAGACTGATGTCGGCTTGACGCATCTTGAATGCGCTCACCATTTCAGGGTCTGACTGGATGTTGAAGGGAAGGGAGCGCCAAATTTGCATCAGGTCTTGGCGGGTTCGAGCCTGATGGAGCTGCTGGAACACCTCTTCGACTTCTTTGGAAGGTGTTTTCGGTTCCTCGGCCTGTTCTTCTACTGGAGACGTAGCTGCAGGCTCTTGAGGGGCTTCTTCAGCTGCGGGCTCCGTTTGCTGAGGTTGATCTTCAGGCTGAGACACCACGGCATCTTCCACAACCGCCGCATCAGCGGTAGCGGCCTTCTTGCGTCGCGGCATCTTGCGAGCGGGCTTTTCCTCGGCAGGAGGCTGATCGGAAACTTCGGTGTGAGTGCCGTTGATGATGTCTTCCTGCTCTTCGCCGGACCCCATGCCCGAGAGAATGTCTGGGAAGGCATCGCGCAGTGCAAAGGCACGGGCGCGCATCTTGAGCATGCGCTTCGGGTACTGCTTCCAGGGCCCTATTTTTCCCCACAAACCGGCTCGCTTCGCGTCGGCCACGCTGAATTGACCGATGATCGGCGACTCGAGTCCCTTGCGCTTTACTGTGCAGATGGCGGTGAGCCCATCGTCAGAGTCTCCGCCAACGAATGTTTCTTTGAAATCGGCCATCTGGCCGCTTGCCATCGCTACGGCCAGAAGCCCATCGCCGTACATGCTCGGCTTTCCATTGATGACGGCGATGTACTGGAGTCCCTGCACGGTCGGAATTCCCAGGGTGTGGCTCCACATCATGGCCACGACCACGTCATTCGGTCGCCCCTGGAAGTTCTTGGGGATCAGTTGCGAACGGGACATGATTTCAGCAATGTCCATTGCCTCTTGGAAGTTTGCCGGCGCGGGCAAAAGTTCTTTTCCTGTCATAGGAGTCTCCAAAATAAAAAAGCCTCCCGAAGGAGGCTCTCAAGATTGCGATGTTTAGGTGATCAGATAGAAGAAACGATCTCAGTCATCACGATTGGAATGGCTGCTTTTATGAATTCCCAGGATAGTGATACACCAACCTGCTTCGCACGCAAGGTGAGACGGTTCCAGACGTTTTCGTCGCGCAGAGCATCAAGAAGGTCGTGACCGTACATTGTTATGAACGGAGCCCTCAAGTCCCAGTTCTCAATCTGTCCTGATGATCCTCTGGTTACTCTGCAATTCTTCAGGATTCCGGCATCGATCATGATTTCTACATGACCAAGCAGAACGTCTGCGTCTGCCGTTTCAGCGTCAGAAAGATACTGTTTTGTGCGAATGAAGTCTGCAAGCGTTTCTTTTTCGACTTGTTCCAAGATGATGCGAACAACCTTCCAGTTGCGTTTCATGGTTCTTTCCTCACTGCGTGATGGTCAGAATTGAGTTTACTGCCCATCCAAAGAGTGAAAAGCCGAATCCAAAACCGATGGCTGCCAGAGCGTAAAGCTTGATCTTATTGAAGCGGCGGATCGCTTCAATCTCATCCTGGCCGCGGTTCCATCTCGCAGCCGCCAGGTCAGTCCCGTCGTGTGCAATCTTCATGTGAATCTCCACGATTCCTAATCAATTTCGTATGTGCTCTCGAACCACTCCCAGAGCTTCACGGCGTTGTCGAAGTCGAGATCGAACTCGTCCGATGTAGCGACCTTTTCAACAATTTCGGATGCTGTGTCGGCGTCTACATCGTCAAAGACGCCGTCGTCTAACATCTGATCGAGCGTTCTTTGGGCTTCGCTGAAAGGGTTGGGGTGGTCTGGGAAAAGATCATCGTCGTCTCGGCATGGTGTGCCGAAGCCCTGCACGAATTCGCTGTATCTCATGTCTTTTGTCTCCAAAAAGACCCACGTGAAGCTACGAGCACTTTTTTGCTCGTAGCCTCAAATTGGCCTTTTCGACAGTCGTCGCAGCGTCGCAGTCAAATGGACTCTTTTTAACGCTTATGGGCTCGGCGCCCCGCTGCGAGTCCGTCCCACTCCTCATGGTCCGGTCTGGCCTTCCGATTTGCCCCTCGGAGGCGAGAGGGAAGAACGAAAAGAGCTCTATCATCGAACCCTTGTGAGACTGACGCCGCAGTCGCTGATGAAGCGGCACATTGCGTTCGTTTGATGAAGGGCGCAGCGTCAGTCAGAAGGACTCGTTTCAAAGCCTTTTGACTGCTGCCCGGGCGGAGACCCCTCTATCGATTCAGTTCCGACAGGTGGAAGATTCCGAGCAGCAGACAGAAGGCCTTGCCTTCTTTTTTGTGGTTAGGACAGGGGCGGCAGTTCCGGCAGGAAGGCCAGAAACAGACCGCACCCGATGATCGTCAGCGTTGCCACAATGAGACCCAGGCGGGAGTCTCCTTCGACGTCGGCGTTGAGCCAGTTCCAGAAGCGATTCAGCATTTCTTTTCCTCCTTTGCCTGAACCTGGTCGACTTCCTGGTTGAGAAGCTCGACCAGAGCGGCAGAGAACTGCTGCACATCGGCGATCAGGCGAAGGCACTTCTGCGGGCCCAGAGCTTTGGCTTCGACCACTGCCATGCAACGCTTGGCCAGAAGAGCGGCAACGTCGCGGGTGGTGAGGTTCAGATCTGACATCTCGCTCTCCTTACTCAGCCAAAGCCGCTTCGGTAGCCAGGGTGGCTTCGATCTCGGCCTCGCACTGTTTCCAGTAGTCGGCGCCCCATTCTTCAGGCGTTTCTCCTTCGACTTCGATCGAGTCCGTGTAGTCCCATGGGCAGCACCACGGGTAGGGGTTAGGAGTTTCGAGGTCGCCTGTGTAACCTCCGGCTTTTTTCCACCCTTCGATAAAGGCGTCCTGCTGCTCTTCTGTGAGCGATTTGAGATTGAGGGTTGTCATCTTTTTGTCCTTTGTTGGCCCCGTGAGATGATTAGAGGGGCGGGGAGTTTGCAATTTCCGACTTTTCCGCGACATCTCACGGGTCAACGGAAATATATCACCGATATGCACAATAGCAAATATCAAGGGTACACGCGAAATTGAAAAATTGGCATATCATTGATATATGTCAAAGAAAATAAAAAAACCGCTCCTAGGAGCGGCTTGCGTGCGGGGTGGAGTTAGCGTCGTCGGTATCGGCGTCGATGCTCGATCATCACGCCGATGATGTAACACTGCTCTCGATCAGATCGCAGGATCGGGAAATCAGGGTTCAGAGGGGTCAATTCATAGACCTCTTGGCCGAATTCATTGATGCCGCGCGGACGATACTTCTTGAACGTCCATTCCGCCCCGTCTGTGTAGGGGCTTTGCCTTTCGGCTACAACAAAGTCACCGGGCAACGGGCTAAGTGTCGGGTCGATAATCAGGATGTCTCCATCCAGGAAGTCCGGCTCCATCGAGCGGCCTTCTAGCGTTGTAGCAAATGTCCCGTCTGAATACTCCTCGCTAACCAAAACGTAGTCGCCAGTTTCGATGTACGTGTTTGGATGGGCGAGTTGCCCGGAGTCCTTGAACGGACTTGCCGGCGTGAACGAAACCAGAGGTACAGGCTTAAGGCCCAACTTCGGGCTAGGAACTACCTGATCAGACTTGATTTGCGCAATTTCGCGCGCCAAGCGAGGGCTGAAGTCTGCAACCTCCACACCAAGAGCCTTGGCTACGACCGAAGCAATTTTGATATTCAGCGCGCGCCTGCCCTGCAGATATTGGCTGAGGTTGGCAGGCGTGCCGAGATTGTACTTTTTGACAAAAGCTCTCTGAGATAGATCTGACTTTTCAAGGAATAGCTGCTTGAGGCGTAAGCATTCCTGAGTCTGTTCTGGGGTAAGCGGCATACGGATACTCCTTTCGTGCATATCAATGGTACACCGCATTAAGGAAACGTATGATTGACACATTTCAAGCATCAATGATACACTTGGGTGCGTTATTGTACTAATCAATGATTTGCATTGACAATGAAAAATCTCTCATTTCTAGCCGTTTGCCAGTATTTCGGCTCTCAACGGAAGCTGGCCAAGATCCTCGGCTGCAACCCTAGTTTCATCGGCCATGTTGTGCATGGTCGACGCCCTATGCCTGAAAAATGGGCGCCAATTATCGAGCAGGCTTCCGGTGGCCATTTCTTGCGCTCCGAACTCGCTCCGAACTCTCCGTGGGTGAAAACGCCTGAAGTGGCACCGAAATCATCTCGGCAAGAATCTAAATCTGAAGGCGCGGGAAGGCCACCCAAAAGGGTTTGATAAAGGCTTTCGGAGTGAGCCATGGCACGTTACAGAAAGATTGATCCACGTATCTGGAACGATGAGAAGTTCGCGTCTCTTTCGCATGAAGGCCAGAGAGCATTTCTTTTCATACTCACGCACCCATCGATGACGAGCTTGGGCGCGTTCCGTGCGACGAAAGAGGGCATCGATGCCGAGCTTGGCATCGACACGAAAGGGTTATCCAAACCCTTTCATGAACTCTTATCTAAGGGTCTCATCAAATACGATGAGAGCTGTTTTTTAGTCTTCGCACCGAACTTCCTGAAGTACAACCAACCTGAAAATCCAAACGTTGTGAAAGGCTGGGCTGGTTGCTTAGATTTGCTGCCTGAATGCCCGCTTTTGGCAGAAGTTTTGCAGCGTGCAAAATTGTGCGCATCCGCTAACAGCAAGACTTCTAAGGCTTTCTCCGAATCTCTTGGAAGGGTTACCGAAACCCTTTCGGAACGGTATGCCAAACAGTTGTCGAAGGGTTTGGCAATACAGGAGCAGGAGCAGGAGCAGGAATATAAGGATGTTTCTGACGAAACATCCTCGTCCGCTAACGCGAACGTGAGAGAGTGCGAATCGGCCGAAGATAACCAGGCGGACCTTTTCGAAAAGGGTGTAGCCGCGGCAACGGTGGGCCGAACCCCTGCGCCCAAAAATGGTCAAACCGAGTCGAAACCATTGTCCGGCTTGGAACACCACCCTGCGCCCAAGGTGGCCCCGAACCCTGCCGATGCGCACCCTGAAATCGCATCGGAAACACCGCAAATTGGGGAAAGTGACCCTGCCGATGCGCCGGCCCCAAAGTCCGCCAAGCGCAACCCGCCCGTTCCGTACCAGAAGGTTGTGGACCTCTACAACGCCAAGTGCACGCCTGCTCTTGCCGCCGCCAGGCTTACTGACAAGCGCAAGGATGACATCCGCAAGCGCTGGCACGAAATGCAGGAATACACCGGCGCAAAGACGGAGGAAGAAACGCTTGAGGCTTTCGGAACCCTTTTTGATCGCGTTGCACACAGCGACTACCTCAAGGGACTCGTCAACGGTTTCAAAGCGGATTTTCCATGGCTCATGCAGCGCGAGAAGTTCGAGTTTGTCCTCGGAGGACGCTACGACAACCGAGAACATGCCGCCATTGATCGCAACGGGCACAAGGGTACTTCCCCCTTACCCGACCATCTAAACCCGCACCTGCGCTTCGATGAGGCGTACTACACCAAAGAAAACCCCTTCAAACCTGATGGATCTTTGAACTGGAAGGACTGACATGCAAGTACCTCAAAAAATCGGCACGGTTCTCAACTCTCGGGTTGTCAGCGGTATGCGCTGGCATGACGAGGTGCGCGATTGCCCGCTGCACGGTCAGTATCTTGGCCGTGCGATTCTCGTCGGTGAAGAAAAAGTCTGCGATGGACCTTGTCCGGAGTGCCTGAAAATTCGTCAGATCCAAGACGCCCAAAAACGCGAGGAAGAACTTCGTCGCGCGAAGGCTGAGGCTGAAACCCGTCGCTTGCAGGACGCCATTGGTAGAGCCTGCATTCCTGACGATTTCAAAGACAAGACCTTTGACTCCTTCATCGCTTCGTCGGAGAACCAGCAGCGCAACCTCAGTCTGTGCCGCCGTTACTCCAACAACTGGAAGAAGGTTCGAGAGAACGGCTACAGCCTGCTGATGTTCGGAAACCCCGGCACCGGCAAGAGCCACCTCGCGTGCTCCATCATCCGCAGTCTGCTGCCGGGAATCACTGCGCTATACGTCCGCGTGCCTGACGTGATCTCGTTCGTTCGCTCCCAGTGGAGAGCTGACGCCGAGGAGAGCGAACACGCGGCAAAGCGCCGTTTTATCGACCTCGACCTTTTGGTTCTCGATGAAATCGGCATCCAATCTGGAACCTCAAATGAGCAGTCGATCCTCTTCCAGATCATCGATGGCCGGCTCTCCGAAAATCGTCCGACCATTTTCCTCACCAACCTGATGCCGAAGGCCCTCGCTGAAGTGCTTGGCGACCGAATCATGGACCGCATCAATGGCAAGAGCTACGCCATGCAATTCCTGGGGGAATCGCACCGTAAGGCGCCTTTGATGAGCGACGTTTTCGGGGAGGCGGCATGACAGACATGGTTCTGGCGATTTCAGTGATGCTCCTTTCTTTTGTGATGGTGGGGCAAGCCTGGTTTTTCAGCCGATTCGTTAACGAGTTAAAGCGTTTGCTTGTGGTTCTTTATCGATGGGAACGTACTACCAAAAATGAGTCTTCTGATACGAAAAAGGAACCTTTACCCTCGACCAAAGATGGCCGTACAGAGTCATCGTCAAAAGACCTTTTTCAGAATCATCGGGTTTGATCAGAAAGTCCCAGTAGCTGTTGGTATCGCCTTGAATGATTTTCCAGTTATGGGTTTGAACCTTGCCTTGACACAGCGTGATTTGATGTTTATCCGGAAGCCGATTTGCCAACCAATGACCAGACTTGCTGGTTATCTCGTTAGGGATTTTCGCCCCGTTGATGCTTACGGCCAGTACATCCCAATTCTGAGGGGCGGCTTCCAGATAAAGACGAAGAATGTAAAAGCCTTCCTCTTGAAGCTTTTCACGTTCTGGGCAGTCTCTTCTGTTGCTGTTCGGAATATCTCCAACTGCAGCTCTCAGGACTGGTTTTTTATCAAGCAATTGTCGGTACGTAATGACGGTTGCTGCGATTCCGGCAATGGCGGTCGCTGTTGTGGCAATGGCCGTTATGACGTTAAAGATGTCCATTTTTACTCCGTGGGTTGGTTGATGTGTTGGCGCACACTCAATCTTCTCACGGAGTTCGAAGGGAGTGATGAATGACAGTTGTCGCCATTAAGCGAATCGCCGTCCAGAGGGATGAGTTGATCGAGATTTACAAGCTTGCTGAGTCGCTGGGGTACAAGTCCCCTGTGATACGTCTCATCGCAGTGCCTCATCTGGAAAGATCGATCCTCGAGGCCGAAGCTGGCTTTATCGAAATTGGCATGGCTGAAGTAGAGATGTACACCAGATTGCTTTCGATCATCAATGGCGATCGAGCAAGAGAACTGCATCGCAAATTCTTGTCGTACATGGGCAAGAGCGCTTCTCTGGTTGAGGTGTGAGAGTGTCAGGTTATTACGTCATTTGCTGGTGGAAGCAGAGGGCTGACGCGATGCACGAGGTGCTGCCTGAAGGACTGCCGGAGGTGCTGTGCTCTTGCGATGCACAAGACTCCAAAGATCTTGAGACGCTGAAGCGTGTCTATGCCGAATCCAAGCTTGCGACACATGGTTACTGCTTTGGTTGGCGTCCGGGCGCAATGAAGCGCCGCAAGGTTTCGCCTGAATCGCTGTTGGCGATGCGCCGCAAAAAGCTTCGCAAAACCGTTGAGGAAAGGTATCCGCTCTTTGCGGACGAAATGGAGCGGCGCACTCTTGAAGCAGAAGCCAAGAAGTATTCCCTTGAAGCGCTCCGGGAGAGGGCATCGGAATTGGAATCGATGGAGGCCGAAGAGACCCAGACCATGACCGAAGCGATGACGCCTTCGCAAGCGCTCGTTTTCCTACGCCGACAGTTCGTTGTTCCGTTCATCAACGACAAGGTTAACGAGCTTCATCGGCAGGGAATCCAGCGCCTTGCTGCGGCCATCCAAAAGGGAGAGGACGAATTTGAGGAGACGAAATGATGGAGTTGGAGAGAAAGACTTACGACAGCCTTGATGACGTCGTTGTTCAGGATCATGCATGGCTCGTGAAATACCAGAGGATGCTCGTTTGTATCGATGGGCACGACATCATCGTGGATCGAATCTTCATCCATTCGTATGAGTCGATGGTTTCGACTTGTGTTTATGAGGCGCAAGCCTCCGGTCGTTTCGGCGGTTGCGAATGCAAAGTCTTGATGCACGCAGACGAGCAGCACCGCGTAGGTTGGCAAACGGAAGAAAAGTTTGTTGACAGTGCCAGACGTGCATGGTTCATGAACCACATGAGCGAAGAGGCCAAGAGACTCGAAAAAGAGCGGTCGGAAGCAATCCGCAAACGCATCTTTGAAGAAAGAGTAAACCAGAGAGGGAATGTATGACCAGACACGACAGGCTCGAAGAAGTTAAGCGTCAGGGTTATCGCGCAGGATTGAACGGCGAGCGCTGCAGGCAATACACCGAGACGATGCGCTCGGGAGAGGAAGTAAGCGTCTTCACGCAGGCGTTTGTTTTTGGAATGACCGAGCGCAAACGACGTCTGGATGAGGAGCGCCGAAAGAAGGAGGCAGAAGCAAATGTTCGCTGAAGGCTACGCGGCTGCCATCGCCAAAGCCCGGCTATACGCGAAGGGCAGGCTCAAGCCCGGTCAGATGAATAAGACCGAAAAAGCCTATGCCGCCTGGCTTGAGAATGAGAAACACGCTGGCCGTGTCATGAGTTACTGGTTTGAATCGTTGAAGCTAAAGATCGCAGAAGATGCCTGCTGGTATACGCCGGATTTTCTCGTTCTTATGCCGGATGGAACGCTGGAGCTCCACGAGGTCAAGGGATCGCCAAGAATCTTTGCCGATGACGCGAAGGTCAAAACAAAAAGTGCCGCCACGCACTACCCATTTCCTGTGAAAGTTGTTTACCCACGAGCCAAAAAATCCGGCGGTGGCTGGGATGTGCATCAGTACTAGGAGACACCGATGCTTTCGAAAAGTGATGAAGATATTCTCAATGAACGCCTCCACAACTGGGGGCGATGGGCTGCCGATCGAAAACTCTCGGGGTCAAGCTTCTTGTGGCGCATGATGCAGAAATACGGTAAAAAAGACCCGCAAGACATGAAGTACGAGGAGCCAAAGGAGGTAATTCCACCTCTCGATCCGATTGATGCAGTTAAGGTAAATCGTGCGTGGCAGTCGTTGCCGGAAAGCCCGCATCGTTACCATTGTGCAAAGTGGGTTGTGGTGGCACATTACTGCTACCCAAACATGCTCAAGCGCATTGCCTGCAAGCAGCTTCAGATTGGAGTAAAGGATTACGATCAGCTGTTGGAACTCGCTAAGTACATGCTCTTCAACAGGCTTGAGCAACACGCGAGCAAACGACTTTCGGCCTCTGATTAAAAATTCTTGACATACAAAAAATTGGTGTTAGTATTGTCCTAACAAAATTTGATCACCAGGTAATGCTGAGGAGGGAGCCGATGGGGCTCCCGAGTCATGCCTGGAGAAAATGTAAGTCAATATTCAGAACCCCGTCAGGACGCTGTCCCGGCGGGGTTTTTCGCAGGTATCGTATAAGGGAATTACCTCAGCCTTCCAAGCTGATGATGCGAGTTCGAGTCTCGCTACCCGCTCCAATCTCACAAAAAATAAGCCTCTCAGGTGGTCAGACCCGAGAGGCTTTCTTCGTATCTGAAAGGCTATTTTCAGACATGAAAATTCTAACTTATTTGCTTAGAACGAAGATGAATTTCCGCGTGTTTCTAGTCTGGCTATATGTTGCTTCTGCCGCATGCTTGAGTTTGGGAATTCTCTTTCAGCTGTATCGAGCTGCCAAGGCATTAGCGGACATGGCTCCGGTTTTAGCAACGGCAGCGTTGAAATAACTACCCGAAGGGGGTTGCATGACAGTGACGAAAAAAGCGGCCCCCAAAAAGGTGGGGCGCCCAACGAAATACAGCAAGCTAACGGCCGACAAGATCATTGAGATGATCGATTCAGGTCTGTCTGAACGTGAGATCGCAAAGAAGAAGGGAATGCCCGATGCTTCGACGATCAGAGCTTGGAAAGACAGACACCCGGAGTTTCTCTCGCGCTCCGTGCGCGCGCGCGAAGCCAGCGCAGAGCTGTTCAATCTTGAGCGCATGAAGGTCAACGACTGGCTCATGAAACAGGTAAAGCTCGCAGCAGAGTCCGGCATAGACATCCCGAAGGGGGTTGTCGAAGGCGCCAAGGTCGCCATGCAAGAGCTTGCGAGAGAAGCTGCATTCCGAGACGACCGAAACTATGGCGACCGCAAGAAGGTTGCCTTGACGGGCCACGACGGCGGTGCAGTGAAGGTCAAGGAAGAAGTGGACCTTTCCGGTGCAACGCTTGACGCTTTGAAGCAAGCCCGCGAATTGCTCTATGGCAACACAAAGAATTCCGACACTCATTGAACTTGACCGCGAGATTGCGAAGCGCAGTTTTGCGGAGTTCTGCAAGATGGCCTGGCATGTGCTGGAGCCTGCAGCAGAACTCAAGTGGGGTTGGTGCCTGGATGCCATCTGCGAGCATTTGCAGGCTGTCCACGATGGACGTATCAAGCGACTGCTGATGAATGTCCCGCCCGGTTGCATGAAGTCTCTTACAACGGGAGTTCTATTTCCGGCATGGGAATGGGGGCCAGGAGCTCGTTCAGACCTTCGATTCCTGACAACGGCTCACAAAGAGACTCTGGCTATCCGAGACAACATGAAGTGCCGACGACTGATCCAGTCGGACTGGTTTCAGGAGCGATGGCCGGTCAAGCTAACGGGCGATCAGAACGCCAAGAGCAAGTTCGAAAACACGGAGACCGGCTTTCGTGAGTCCATGAGCTTCACGTCTTTGACCGGTTCGCGTGGTGACCGTGTGATCATCGATGACCCTCTGTCTGTTGATGATGCGTTTTCAGAAGCGGCTTTGCAGGCGGCTGAGGACACATTCCTTGAAGCGGTCCCGAGCCGTGTGAACAACAATGACTCGGCGATCATCGTGATCATGCAGAGACTGCATGAGAGGGACACGAGCGGAATCATCCTGGCAAATGACTTGGGCTACGAGCATTTGATGCTGCCCATGCGCTTTGAGAGCAACCGGCGATGCGTGACATCCATCGGTTTCCGCGATCCTCGAACAAGGGACGGTGAGCTGCTCTTTCCCGAACGCTTTGGAGAGCAGCAGGTGCGCGAGATGGAGCGCACGATGGGTTCCTACGCTTGTGCCGGTCAGCTGCAACAGCGTCCGGTGCCGCGCGGTGGTGGCCTCTTCAAGCTGGATTGGATTCAGCACTGGACGGCAGAGAGCCTGCCGAAATCGTTTGAAAAGATTGTCATATCGTGGGACATGACCTTCAAGAAGTCCGATTCTTCGGACTATGTTGTTGGCCAGGTTTGGGCGAGAGAAGGTGCCAATTTCTACTTGCTTGACCAAGTACGTGACCGATGGGACTTCGTGCAAACCAGATCGGCCTTTCAGTCTTTGGCTGAGAAGTGGCCGAAGGCGCATCGAAAGCTTGTCGAAGACAAGGCGAACGGCCCCGCCATCATCAGCGAACTCAAAAACAAGGTTGCAGGGATCATACCGATCACTCCGAAGGAGTCGAAGGAGGCTCGTGCCTCGAGCGTCACGACTTTGTGGGAGGCGCACAACGTCTTTTTGCCTCCGCCCGATTTGAATCCATGGGTGAAGAACACGTTCCTTCCGGAGCTTTTGGCATTCCCTGCCGGTGCTCACGATGACCAAGTTGACGCGATGACGCAGGCTTTGAGTGACCTGCACTTGAACAAGGGCTGGACGGTGAGCGCTTCGAACCGGGCGGCCATCAGAACACGCCTTAGGTAACAAAACACCATGAGCAAGAAGTCCAAAAAGCTAAAGAAGGCCGCGCCGACTGCAGAGCCAATGTCCGAAGTCCGTAAGGCGAGTCGCAAGCTCAACAACCTCACGGAACTTCTGGCTATTCTCAAGCAAAAGGAAAAGACTAAGACGGTTTCCTCTGAGGCATTCAAGGAATCGAACTACAGTCTGCCGGCCACGCTTGGCGTCACGGAAGAGTATCGAAAGAAGCTAGACAAGGAGTTTTCCAAAACCATTGGCATGGACTCCGTCGTTGGCTCGCTCACGCAGCACGCCATTGAGATGGGTCAGTTTCCTGTTACGGCTTTTGTTGGCTACGGTGCGTTGCAGCAGATTGCCCAGAACGGCATGATCCGCAACTGCATCAAGACCGTGGCTGATGACATCACGCGAGAGTGGATCAAGGTAACGGGAGGCGATGACACACCTCCTGAAAAGATCGCGAAGCTTCAGGAAGCTCAGGAGACGCAGTACCGACTGCAGGCGCTTTTCAACGACGCCATTTGCAAGGTCGGCTTCATGGGCGGAGCGTTCATCTTCATTCGCACCGAACCAAAAGACGAGCCGGATGTTGATCTCACTCTCCCGTTGATCGTCAATGGCGAATCAGGGGAGTTAGGCGAGGCTGGCAAGGTCAGCTTTGTGGTCGTCGACCCGATCAATGTATCGCCAGGACCGTACAACTCATATGAGCCGCTCAGAAGCGACTACATGAAGCCGGGCAGCTGGATGGTTCTTGGGCATCAGGTTCATGCCTCTCGACTCATCACGCTCTACGCAAACGAGCCTCCTACCTTGCTGAAGCCGGCATACAACTTCCTAGGCATTCCGCAGGCACAAATCCTTTGGGACTACGTCAATCACTGGAACGAATGCCGAGTGTCGGCGCAGGAGCTGATCAAGAAGCTATCGCTTCTCATCTACTACACCGACATGCAGTCCCGCATGGGTTCCTACGGTGGCGTTCAGGAACTTGATGCCATCATGGAGGTGCTTCAGCACTACCGAAACAACGACAGTGTGTTTGTGGCGGACAAAGAGTCGGACCAGGTCGACAACGTCCAGACGACCGTGAGCGGTGTGCAAGACATTGTTCGTCAAGCTCAGGAAATGATTGCGGCCATCAACCGCACGCCTGCAGTGAAGCTCTTTGGCATCAGCCCGAGCGGCTTCAATGCAACAGGTGAAAGCGACATCCGCAATTACAACGACCACGTCCGAAGTCAGCAGGAGCTTTATCGACCAGCCATTCAGAAGTGCCTCGAAGTGATCCAGATGCAGCTTTTTGATGAGGTCGATCCATCAATTAGCTTTGAGTTCAATGAGCTAAACCTCGACAACGAAAGTGCTCAGGCAATGAACTTCAATGCTCGCGTGACCGCGTTGAGCACCCTGAAGGATCGCAATGTAATCAGTGCTGAAGAACTCCGTCAGGCCGTCCGTATGGACGAGAACTCCCGCCTGGGATTTTTGAGCGAGGAATTGCCGGAACCCGAAGAGGGAGAACTGTTCTCTGACGATGGAAGTCAAGAGCTGTTTGACCAGTACAAGGGCTCGATTTTTGGGGAGTCCGAAAATCAGCCGGCAATGAAGAAGCAGGAGAGCATCTTCGATGACGAAGGCAAGCCGTAAACCAAAGGTGGCGCGGGCGACTGAGCCCAACGTTGGAATACGGTCAAAGCTTCAAAAGCGTCTTGTGAGTCTGTGCAAGCAGTTCGACAAGATGGTGATTGATGACATCTTTCTGCACTTGGCTCACCAGAACACATTAGCGCAGGACTGGAGCCTGTCAGATCCGAAAACCAGTAGGGACAAGCAGCGTCTCAAAGAGATCAGCACTGCTGTGCTTGCTGCTTGGCGCCGAGACAATGCGGATTTTCGGTCAGACATTGAAGGTTACGTCGACAGGAACATTGCCAGTTGGACTTCGAAAGCAACGACCGCCGCGCGCAAATTGGCTGTATGGGTGGCCCGCACGATTGCCGCCGACGTAACAGCCAGCCAGCGTTCGGCCTACGTCGCTGCGGGCCTCTCGCCCGACATTTTCAAAGAGAAGTGGACTGTGCCCGTTCTGAGACAGCACATCAGTCAAAGCGCAGCTCAGGCCTTGCCTGAGTTGATCAAGTGGTCGACCGAGTTGATCACTCGAATGGCGGTACGTGACGTTGAGCGCCTGCAGAACCTGATCACAGAGGGGTTGCAGAAAGGTCAAAGCGTTTCAGAAATCAGGCACTTCCTGAGCGTAACGGATGGTTTTAGTGCTGATCGAGCACGCAACGTCGCAATCGACCAGACAAACAAGATCACGCAAGGAATTGCTCGGGCAAACGATGCCGAGCTTGGAGTTACGCAGGGGATTTGGATTCATGTCCCAGGGCAGTACACCTCACGCGAGACGCACAAGGCCATGCACGGCAAGAGATTCGATCTGAACCGTGGGTTGTTCGACTCGGAGGCTGGACGCTACACATTTCCAAGTTTGGAGCCGTTCTGCAGATGCACATACAGGCCCGTGATACCAATGGATGCATTAGGAATCAAACGAAATGACTGATCTGGCATTTGACAAGGCGATTAGCTTCAGGTGGCACGACGATGACGGTCGCCTGCACGTCGATCGCTCAAATCTGACGCGAGTTCAGGTAGCCCCCTATATGGGCAAGGAAATTCCCGGGTGGGAAGCGCTGAAGCTTGACCCCGAAAAAATCTACTACGGGTACAGGCCTGCGGAAGAGCTTGGCTCGGATGCCACGATCAAGAGTGTGATCGGCATTCCGATTCAGCTGAACCACCATCTTGATTATCCGGACGACCCGGCGATGGATACGCGAGTCGGTTCTACCGGTGACCTTGCCAAGTTTGATGGAACCTACCTGTCGAACTCGCTCCACATTCAAAACGAAGATGCCTGCCGTCGCATACGAGACGGCAGCATGAAACAACTTTCTCTGGCCTATCACTACCGCCCGGACTTCAAAAGCACGGGCGTTTTTAATGGTCAGAACTACGACTTCACGATGCGAGACATCCGCGGACAGCATCTCGCATTGGTTGAAGAGGGACGAGCGGGATCGTCCTGCTGCGTCAGTGATCATGCTTTGCAAACGAAGGTAAAAGACATGAATGGTGAAAAGAAGACTGTGAATCCGGTCTCAAAAGACGGCGATCCCGGCGTTGAAAGTGCCGAAGTGAAGATCGCTGAACTGGTGCGCGAGCTCTCTGATTTGCTTCGCGCGTTGCATAAAAAAGGCCCCGATGGCCAGCTGACCGATGTCGGTGGTGAAGGCGAAGGAGCTGATGAAGATGGTGAGGGCGGCAAGATTCAGAAGGTCTTAGCCGCTTTTTCCAAACTGAACGCCTCCGAAGAGGATATGCAGACACTCAAGGGAATCCTTGAAGAAATTGCATCCGGCAAGGGTGACGACGATGCCGCACCGGCAGCTTCTACCGGAGAAGGTGAAAAGCCTGACGATGGTGCCAAGGACGATGACGACATCGATGGTGCCGGCGCTACCGAGGGAGAAGAAGACGGTGGTGAAGGCGAAGGAGAAAGCGGATCTGAACTCAGTGAAGCCGCCCTTGATGCTCTTAAGCGCTGCGGCTTTGACAACGAGTCTGATGACTTCAAGAAGGCATTTGCCGCAGGTCTCGAATACGGCGAAGCCGACAACAAGCCTGATGGCGATGATCAGGGCGCCGGCGGCGAAGAGCCGAAGACTGATGACAAGGGAATTCCGGCGCAGGATGCGGCGATCAAGGCTTTCGAAAAGAAGCTTGAGGCAATGGATGACTGTAAGGAAGTCATCGGCAAGGTTCGTTTGACCGCATTCGACTCTGCCGGTTCGGTTTATCTCTACGCACTCAAGCAGGCCGGCATGTCGGTTGATGGAATCAAGCCTGAGCAGGCTCAGGTGGCTTGGCAGGCTTTTGTGTCTGGCAAGCGAACGGCTGGCAAGAAGACTGGCGTTGCTGAAGACAGCGCTCTGGATGACGTCGAAAGCGATCTGCTGCGCGACATCAAAGTTCGAATTTGATTTTTTTGAGAAGAGAGGAAACTCATGCAGAAGACTGTAAGTCTCTATCCTGCCAAGGGCTTGCCTGGTCAAGAGGTCAACGTTCATACGGCCGTCTACACGCCGTTTAACTACATCTCCGACGGCACTGTGGCAGCAGGTTCCTTTGCCTTTGCCGGTACAAATTCCGACGATGGTGAAGGCGTTGTGTATCCGCTGGCTTCCGGCAAGGGAACCGGCGCCGTGATCGGTCTTGTGGAACGCACGTTCACCGGATCGTTCTATCCGACCGAGGACAACCCCGATGGCACGCTGACCTATCGCAAGGGTCACGAAGTAACCATTGCTATTCGAGGCGACTACTACGTTGCCGCAACCGGTGCGGCCACTGTTGGCCAGTCCGTTCTCTGTAATCCGACTGACGGTGCAGTGACCTACGGCACGGCCGGTTCCGCCAACGACACGGGTTGGGTTGTGATGACCGAGGCAAAGAATGCCGGCGACATCATCATTATTTCTAATCGAGGCATTTCTGTTGCTTCTGCTGCCTCTGGAAAGATGGCAACGGTTGACACGGCAAAGGTCGACGAATCTGAGGTTGCATAACTATGTCCACAGCTGATTTCACGAAAAACAACTGGAAAAGTGGCGATGTGTTGACTGCGGACAAGCTCAACAACACTGACAATGGGGTGGCAAACGCCATTGCTGGTGTTCAGGCTCTGGAAGCCGCAACTGCCGAAGCTACGGCTCTTGAGTCAGGAGAGCAACCAACTGCTACTTGGGACGGCTCGAAATGGACGTTTGGCATTCCGGCCGGTGCTCAGGGGCCGAAAGGTGATGACGGTGATCCCGGTGAGCCTGGGGCTCCTGGGGCGGCAGCCACGATCGACAGTGCCGAAGCTACGATTGATGCCAATATCGGCACTCCAGAAGTAACTGTTCAACTTGGGGGCACCTCTCAGGCTCGTACGCTCTCTTTTGCTTTCAAGAATTTGAAAGGTGGTAAGGGGGACACCGGACAAGATGGTGCCCCTGGAGCAAACGGCAAGAACGGTTCGTGCTTCCGTGTGTCTGCAACTGCTTTGACGGACAGTCAGTCTGGAATCGCAGCTGATGCACTTACGCCGAACAACTCCACGATCCCGTATGCAGTCGGTGACATTGTCATGGACGGTACGACCAAGAAGATTTTTGAAATCACGAATGTCTCGGAGGGCACGGCAACCATCGGTGCCGCTCTTGTGACACTCCCCTAATGGAGCTTTTTGAAAATGGATAAAGACATTCAACGTTTGAAGGAGCTGGGTATCTACTCTCCTTACGCAGTTAAGGTGATGCCCTACCACCGAGACAGTTCTGGGAAGATCATCACGGACTACCACAAGGTTTCGAGCACCCAGATTGCACAGGACGCTGCGATGAGCACCGTTCCCAACATCGGTGTTCCGACGGCCTATTTGACTTATCTCGACCCTCAGATCACCGAGATTCTTTTCGCGCCCAAGAATGCGACTAAGCTATTTGGCGAGGCGAAGAAGGGTGATTGGACCGATGCGTTCATGCAGTTCCCGATCGAAGAAATCACGGGTGATGTCACTCCTTATTCTGATTTCACGAATCAGGTAAGCTCTGACGTCAACTGGGAGTTCCCGAGCCGCGAACAGTTCCTCTTCCAGACCACTCTGAAGTATGGTCTGCGTGAGCAGGAAACGGCCGCTCGTGCGAAGCTCGAATACGCCGGTGGCAAGCAGCGTGCTGCTTCTGAGATCATTGCTCGTGCGCAGAATCGCTTCTACCTGTACGGCGTAGCCAACAAGGCTATGTACGGCGTTCTTAGCGATCCCAACCTGCCTGCATCTGAAACTCCGATCACGGTCAACTCCAAGACCACTTGGGCGGACAAGGTTGCAGATACGGGCAATGCGGCGACGATCAGTAACATCATCTTCAACGACATCGCCAAGCTCATCAATTCGATGATGGCTAACAACGCCGGTCTGCTTGATCAGAGCTCTGAGTACGTTCTGGCCGTAGCAACCGATCGCTTCAGCTACCTCTCGACTCCGAACAGCTTTGGTCTGACGGCGTTGAATCTGCTGCAGTCCAACTTCCCCAACCTGAAGGTAATCCAGTTGCCTGAACTGGTCACGGATGCCGGTTCGATGCTGTATCTGACGGTCCCGAATCTTCTGGGCAGTCCGACGGCTGAGAACTGCTACTCCGAAAAGATGCGCTTCGGCAACATGGAAACGTATTCCACGAGCTGGGTGCAGAAGGCGTTCGCGGGCACTTGGGGTTGCGTGATTCGCCGTCCGAACTTGATTGCCACGATGTTGGGCATCTAAGGAATCTCCTAAAGAGCGAGGGTGCCGCTGCAACAGCGGCTTTTTTTTATGCGGGATGGGCCTGTGCCTGTCCCGCCTTTTTTTCGGAAATAAAAAATGGCTGGTACTACTGAAAAACGAACCCGTAAAAGCAGCAAGCAGGTCGAAGAGAAGATCAAGGTTTCTCAGGCCGAAGTGATCGCGTCCACGATGGATGTGGAGCCGGAGGCAGACGCTGAAACGGGTGAAAAGATTTCGATTGCAGTCAGTTTGCCGCATGGCATCAAGTTTGATGATGTCCCTAACGGCGCTGGCGGTACTAAAACGGTTGTCTTTCCTGGTGTAAACGATGCCTTGCGTGGAAAGAAGACCGGTGTTTTGGCTCTTCCAGGTAACGCTGTATGCGTGCAGATTCTGAAGCGAGACTGGGAAGCGATCAAAGCCATGCACGGCCGAGAAATCGCATTTGTAGGTCGCAATGGACGAATGCCCTGCATCTACCCCGTTGGCGACGTGAAAGGCTTCAAGTCTGCCCGTTCTGAAATCGAAGAGATGCGCCACGGACTCGAGCCGATCGAACCGGTTCAGGCAGGCGTCGAAGAGAAAACAGACAAGAAGGAATAAGCAATGATGACGCCCTTTGAGTTGAATTGCTCCACTTTTCGAAGTTTGTATCCGGGTCTGACGGAAGACGTGATTAGTGACGAAATGCTTCAGGCTTTGTGGGGCGTCATTGAAGCCTTATTGGGGGATGGGGAGGGTAACTTTCCCTATCCCGAATCAACCATTCAGACGATCCTTTACACCGCGCTCTGCCACTTGGCCACGCTTGAAACGAACGGCATGAATCAGCCGGGGAGAATCGCATCGGCTTCCGAAGGTTCGGTGTCGACGAGTTTCGAGAACATCAAGATTCAAAGCGAAGTGGGCGAGTGGTGGAACCAGACTAAGTGCGGCGCGCTCTTTTGGGTTCTGACCAAGCGATACAGAGTCGCTTGCCGATTCTACGGCGGGCGCAAATTCCATCCGTGGGGTTAGGCATGAACGAACAGGCTTTCAAACTAGGAAAGGCATTCGCACTCGGACTCGCTTTCAGTCGAGGTGCTAATTGTGCGGCCAAGATCGCCATGGATGCCCAGAGGTGGATCACCGTGTTTCCTAACGGTCGGCAAAACGAAGGACGGCCTGCCTTGATTGACTCTGACACCGGCAAAGTTCTCGGTGGCATGGGTGGAAAGTTCAACGGCGTGGACATTCGCAAAACGCGAAAGGAATTCCAGAGCGATGAGTCCAAAAAGAACGAGAAGCTCCAAAAGCTTCTTGATGAAGGGAAGCTTTGGGAAAAAGGTGATTACTCGAGAACATATTTGACCCCGAAAGCAGCCGCAGAGTTCTTGGGTATCAAGTTCAAGATGCATCCCAAGAAATGGGGAATTGCCGAATCTGTTGAAACTAGAGACCCAGATAGAAAGTTCACCCCATCGGCAGCAAACGATCTGTATCAGGCGCTAGGAAAGGTCTACTACGACAACAAAAACAAAAGATTTGTAATGCCGGAAGGTCTTCGCAATATGCGAGGCTGGTTGCCTGAGTGGCTTGAAAAACGATTCCAAGACGCAATGAAGTAACGACATGATCAAAGTGACGCGCAATTTGAGTGGGCTGAAGAGGCTGCTGAATAAAGTACCGGAGCGCGTCACTGCAAAGGTGGGGATCATCGATAACCCCGACGTCGCCAGGTACGCCGTCTTCAATGAGTTTGGCTGGGTTCAGCGTGTCACCGGTGCGCAATCGCTCTTCTTAAGCGGGGCTCTAGGACAGCCAGTGCCAAAGGTTGGCGGTAAGCCGCAGTGGTCGAAAGCCGCTGTCAAGCCAGGAAGCACTCTCATGTCGCCGCCACGTCCTTTTTTGAGGGCTACTGCACGAGACTGTTCAGCTGATTGGCAAAAGCAGGCTCGGCAGATTCTTGAGACTCTGGGGCCGCTTGGGGCAGAACAGGCCGTTCTGCACATGGCGCGTCAGGCTCAGGTTGACGTGCAGGAAACGATCCGAAACAACGGAACAGCTAAAGAGAAGTTCCCAGACCGAAGTCCTTTGACACTTGCGCTTTATGAGTCATGGGACGGTGTCAGCTCTAAGGGCAGAAAACGAAAGATTTCGGGCGATTCGGGCTCGAAACGCAGCCAAGCATTGATCAAAACAGGAACCCTTTTGGGAGCCATAGGCTATCAGGTTGAAAAGAAATGAGAACGGTTGACGAAGCAGGAAAACTCGGTCGCGCATTTCGGCTTGGTTTGGCATTTGGCAAAGGAAAGTCAATGTCGAGGAGCCTTGCTCAAGATAGCGAAAAAGGAAACGATGAAGATGTCAAGTTCCGAACGCTGAAAAATGGGAATGTGGTTGCCATCAAGGACGGAAAGATTGTGGGAGGAGCAGGGGCAAAAGTAGGACCGGATAATCTACCTACACTTGAGTTTTTTGCTTCAGCAGAAGAGCGGAAAGGACAAAGTTACTCAAAGACTGTAACCCAGTATGCTAGGACGCATCTCAAACCGCTTATTGAATCTTTGAGGTACCCAGAAGGAATGCCGCCGGATTGTGAACGCATCGCTATGAACGCAAGGTCAATAGATGAAATTGCTGCAAAGATGAATTCGAACAAAGCGGCTGCTCTTCCTTACATCGCAGAGGTCTATCGCAAAGGAAAGTATACGGTCGAAAAAGAAACAAAAAACATTAGTGCTTTTGCACTCAATGTTTACACAGAGGCAACGATCAAAATCAATGGAAAAGATCTAAAAGTTACGGTGATCACCAAACAACGGCAACCGACGCAACAAGGAGAGAGATACCTTCAATATGGTATTGGAAAAGCGGATGAGGTAGCCAAGGACGCCGCTAACGCATTAGCCCTTTATGAATTCAGTGATCTAGAAATAGAGAAGCCCTAACTAAGGACACCCTCAGACAGAGGAGGGGACTTGCTAGGGCCTTCAACAGAGGTTCATCGCCTCTGGCTATCTCAAGGCCATTTTAGGACGAGACAAACAAGAAAGCAAAGCCCGTTGAGTGAACAACTCAGCGGGATTTTTTTATTTCGGGAATTGTCAGATGGGACTCAATCTTCACAAAGTGGTTCGAGGAGCGATCAACGCTATCCACCCTGATGTGCAGGTTCAAATTCTCCGATCGGTTGGTTCAAGACCAGACGAAAGCGGATTTGCAGTTCCGACTTACGAAAGACTATTCGGAGTCACAGCCCAGATTCAGAGCGAGAGCGACAACGCGCTTTTCCATGCGGACATGGCGGGCGCCAATACGCTGACTCGACGAATCTGGTTGTTTGCTCCGAAGGACTTTGAGCATCAGCCTGCGAGCATTTTTCGACCGCTGGCCAGAAGTGGCGACTACGTCGTCCAGGAGGACGGGACAGTCTGGCTTATTTCTGCTGTTGTCGAGAACTTTTCTGGCGTCGGATGGGTGAGTGTCCGAGCCACGATGCAGGTCAATCCGCCCAATGGAGTGGAGTATTTGAAATGACATCAAAACTTTCATCTCCACCCACCCAAGCGGAAGTTCTCACGGAACAGGTCGTCTATCGGGCAGTCAAAGATCTGGAGCTGATGCTGTTTGGTTCGGAGGTTCCGACTGAGGCGATTTCTGCAGGCTATCAGAACGACATCTCTTTGCCGGCCGGCAGCAACGAGTACGTGGTCAACACCATCATCAGCCACATAGATCATGGAACGCCATGTGTCGACTACGAACTCAATCCAGACACGCAAGAGATGAGGGCGGTTGTCTCGAAGCTTGAGGAAGTGGTCGTTCAGGTGGATTGCTACAGCGACTTTCCGGAAAAGGCTCGGATTCGTTGCTTGAGCCTTGCGGCAATCACGAGAACCACGCCGATCGTTGATTTCATGCAGCAGTACGGACTGTCTAGCCTGTGCGCGGGACAGCCACGAAACACTACGGTTGTCGTCGATGCCGAGAAGTATGTGCAACGGTGGACGACCGAAATTCATCTTTCATTTACACACAGGGTAGCGCTTGATGTTGACAGCTTCGATGCCGTGAAGGTTGTCATTGCCAACGTCGATGTCAGGTTTCCGCCCAAGCAATAACTGAGGAAACAAAGAAATGTCTATTAGCGCTTCGCACATCGTTCAGATGTCTTCTCGCGTGATTAGCGGTGGCTCGAACGATCTTGAAACCAACGGCATGCTTTTGACTAAGAGCGCCCTGATTCCGACCTCTCAGCCGGCCATGCTGTTCTCTTCGGCTGAGGCCGTGGCCAATATGTTCGGTGCCACGTCTGAGGAGGCCGTTTTCGCGCAGCAGTATTTCGTCGGTTGCACGAACCAGCAGAAGGCCGTCAGCACGCTTGTGATCGGACGCCGAATTGCTGAGGATGCACCCGCATGGATTCGCGGCGGCCAGATTGACGCAGATCTTGCCGCGTTCAAGGCTGTCACGGATGGGACGCTGTCTATCACGATCAACGGAGAGGTAAAGTCTGCGCAATCCCTTGACTTGTCTGAAGCAACGTCTATGTCTGAAGTTGCTGTGAAGGTTGCCGAGGCTTTGACCGGTGTGACAGGTGCCTACGACAGCAATCTGAAGAGCTTCACTTTTACGACCGAAACGACTGGTGCTGATGCTTCCATTGGATATGCGACTGCAGCCGCAACGGCCAGCGTCGGAGCAGGCGTTGTAGGTGAAGCGACGGTTGCAGCACAGGATGGCGGCACGGACTTGTCTGCCATGCTTTGCCTTACTCAGGAAGCTGGAGCTGTCCTTTCTCAGGGCGCTGCGTCCAGAACGGAAACCGAAGACCTCAACGCGATTTGCACGGTCACTCGAAATTGGGTTGGCTTTACCACTCTGTGGGAAGCCGAGACCGAAGAGGCTGAAGCCTTTGCTGCATGGGCGGATGCATCCGGGGATGACTACTGCTACATCGATTGGTCTCTGGATGACAACATGACCAATCAGTTGACGCAGTCCGGCACAAAGGCTGCCACGCTGATGGATATATACAACTGCGCCTGCACGATTTACGGTTCTGCGCAGGATGCAGCCTTCGTGATGGGAGTTGGTGCTTCCATCGCATGGACTCGCACTCAGGGCATGAAGACCTGGTTCGCTAAGACGGCCAGCGGAATTACGCCGCGCGTCACCGATGAGTCCGTCGCAGATGCGCTTGAAGCGATCCGATGCAACTACACGGGTGAATTTGCAACGCGCAATGCGGCCTTCAATTTCTTCAACCGTGGCACGCTTACGAGCACTCAGTATGGGTTTATTGATGTGCTCTACGGCAGCATTTACCTGCGCAACTCAATCCAGCGCAGCTGCATGGATGGATTTAAGAGCACGAATCGCGCCCCGAACAACGCGCGAGGCGAAGCCCTCATTCGTGCATGGGCGCAAGACCCCATCAATGTCTGCTTGAACAACGGCGTAATTGATACCGGCCTTGAGCTGAGTGAGTCTCAGAAGCAGCAGATTTTGCAGGAAACCGATGACGAAACGGTTTCTCAGGAACTGTTTACGAAAGGTTATTGGCTGGCCATCACGATGCCCAGCGCTAACTTGAGGGCAGATCGACAGTCTCCGGTAATCACGCTCTACTACACGTATGCTGGTTCGATCCAGCGTCTGGACTTCGAAGTCGCGGCCGTCATCTAACCGATTGCACTGAGCCTCGGTACCACCGGGGCTTTTTTAATGGAGTGGAAAAACCATGTCCCAGAATTTTGACGTTACCTCTGCGAATGCCGAGGTAATCCTTGCTGTTGAAGATCTCTACCCGAGCGGAATTTCTTTGCAGCAGTTCTCAGTTGACAACGTGGCCTCTGCCGAGCCTGTTGAAGTAACTGAAACGCGCCGCGGTGTGGACGGAAAGATGGTTGCCGGCGTGATCAAGAATGTGACTACGGTCGCGATTGTTCTGGAGGCTGCATCTCCGTCGCTGCCCGCCCTGGAATACATCCGAGACGCCATGAAGGCAAACAACCGGCCTTATGAATGCACGCTGACGATCTATCAGCCGGCTCTCGAAAAGGTCAAGACGTATGTCCGAGGAGTTCTGAAGAGTGCTCCCCCGATGCCGGCCATCCAGCGCACGTTGCAGCCTACTACTTGGACCTTCGATTTTGAGGATGTCTTCTAATGAACGACTCTGTAACGATCACGATTCAAGACAGATCGACCGAAAGGCAGTTTCGCATCCGTCGGATGCCTGCGCTCCAGGCCGAACAGTGGATGTATCGCGCGGCTTTGGCTCTTGGTAAGAATGTCGGAAATCTGCGTTCTTCCATCGAGGATGGAACCAACGGATTGATGACATCCATCCTTAGGCTTGATTACCAGGACGCGAAGCCTCTTTTGGATGATCTTTTGGCATGTTGCCATTTGATCAATGGTGAGCAGTTTGTGCAACTTACGGGTGCCAATGCAAGCCTTATCGAAAGTCCGCTGACGCTTGTTCAGCTTCGTTTTGAGGCCGCAAAGCTGAATTTCGATTTTTTTTCAGATGGCACGCTCTCAAGTTTCCTCGCGAGGCTCTTTACCGGGCCAAGTGCTCAGAAGTAGCTGGCGCCGCGGCCTATTCCAACGTGCCTCGCGTTTGCGGGGCCGTTGTGGAAGCAGGTCTGGCTTCACTGCTTGACCTGAAGCGTGATCTGACGCTTGAAGATGCCTACATGCTCTACGAGATTTTGCAGGTTCGTTCCTACAACAACTGGTTAGCCAACACAAAACAGCAAGAGGCTTTTGAGAATGCTAAACAATGAAAATGGGCTCTTTTTTGAGCTTGGAATTGATTCGAAAAAGCTCCTTGACGGGTTGGATCGAGCAGCCAAGTCGATTAACGACTTTGAGGGGCGGGCGACCGAAGGCTTTCGGCTGGTTGCGAACGGGCTCAATGAGTTCGAACGCAAGATGCGCGAGGCTCTTGAGCCTATTGATCAAATCGCAATCCAGTTCTCGAAAAGCGGTTTGATTGCCGGCAAGGTCTCGGACGAAGTCGCGGAGCAAATTCTTGACATCGGCACGACGTCGCAAAAAGCCGCTCTAACGGCCGGCAGAGCTTTTGACTCGATCGAAAGCAAGCTTGGCGGACTTGGTCTTCTGCTGAAGACATTGTTTGCGCCGATTGCCGCAGCGTTTGCCGGCGGCCGCTTGGCTCAGAACTTTTCGCAGATGGGCGAAGAGCTGTCTGTCCTGAGCGAACGCACCGGTGTGGCCGTTGAGAAGATCGATGCGTGGGCTAAGGCAAACCGAGATGCCGGCGGTTCTGCTGAGTCGTTCAAGGATGCCTTGCAGCAGTGGACGATTGAGACGGGGCGAGGTGCCGATGAGTTCTTCAAAATGGGAGAACACGTCAAGGGCATGACGGATGTCCAGGCGCGCTACTTCATGCGTGCCATGGGGCTGTCTCAGGAAGCCTCTGCGATTTTCATCAAACACAAGGATGCGGCAGATCAGGTCGCGGAAAGCTACAAGAGCGTGGCTTTCACGAAGGAGCAGGCTGAGAACGCACGCCGCATGAATATCTTGTGGCGTCAATTCACGAATACGGCTCAGTCGCTTGCAAACACGATTGCCGTGGCTGTTCTGCCCATCGTGAACAAGGTGTTGAGCGTTCTGTCCGATGGCTTGGCGTTTCTAAACGAACATTCGAGAGCGGTCAAAATTCTGTTGGGTGGCCTCGGAGCAGTAATTGCAGGGACGTACCTTCGAAAAATCCTGGCCCTGATCGGCGGACTGAAAGGTCTTTTTGCTACGGTAAAGGCAGGAACGACCATTGTTGCCGCTTTCAATGCGGTTCTGATGGCTAATCCTCTTGGTGTTGTCATCGCAGCGGTGGCGGCGCTTGGGCTTGCTATTGACGATCTGATGTCCTTCTTGGAAGGAGGCGGATCGCTCTTTGGCGACTTCATGCGCTGGATTGGGTTCAGCGATCGACAGATCAACGAATTCCGTAAAAACCTCGGCAATTTCCTGTCGGCAATCGCAAGCATTCCAGGGCAGATTGCGGATGCTGTCGCTTCGATCTTCGGATTCTTCGGAGACGTTTACTCGGCGGCTACCAGCACCTTTGAAAAGGTTAGATCCGTTATCGCCAACATTCCGCTGGCCATCGTTGAGGGAATTCCAAAAGCACTGAGCTGGCTGAAAGAAAAGCTTAAAAGCCTTCTTGGTGGCTTTGGATCTCTCGTCTCCGGCCTATTTGAGGATGATGATGAAGATGGTGAAGACAATGGCGATGCCATAGCAAATCGACGTCCAAATCGCATCAAATGGGAAAACTATCAAGATGACGGAATCGAGTATCCCGATGATGAGGAACAAGAAATTCCTCGGTCGGTCAAGGTTAACAGAACTCAGACCGTACTGAGTAAGTCAGCGGTTCGAGAGAGCCACGAAAGCGTTGATAGACGGATCAACGAAAAGTTGATTAAGCATCTGCTGCTTTCAAGTCCTCAACCCGTGGCCGCTCAGTTGATCGGAGAAATTTCGATGCCTCAGATGCCGGTTGCCAACGGTGCGATTGCGGCGATCCGACAGAAGTCCGAGAGATCGGGCGGAATCACGAACGACATGAAGGTGACTGTCGAGAACCACATCCAGACAACGGCTGATCCTCAAGCGGTAGGACAGGCCGTTTCGGTCGGTGTTGATCGCGCCTTGACTCGTTCGAATCGAAACCTCGTGAACGCTCAAACCGGAGTTGTTCAAAAAGGATGATTGAAAATGCCCCAGACAGAAACTTGGGCTGTCGTTGACAGCTCGGGTCGCAAGATTTGCGACTACGACACGGTCGACCAGCTCGAGGATTCCAATACGGCAAGCATCCCGATTGAGCCTCAGGAAAACGGTCGCCTTTTTGCCTACGACAAGGTGCCGACACCCATTGAGGTGACGGTCCGCCTTCTGTTTGCAGGAGACTACTCCAGGCAAAACACAGCGCTGTCTACGCTTGAGAAATGCCGTCAAGGAACATCGACATTCATGATCGTGACGCCTTCAAGAGTGTTTTTCAACATGACTCTTGTCGGGTTCAGCACGACTCGTTCTGCGACGAACGGCGTCAACCTTTTGGAAGTCTCATGTTCGTTTCAAGAGGTCAAGGCTGTGTCATTGGCAACTCAGACCGTTCAATGGTCTCCCCGAAACCCGACAAGTGCGGATGAGACCAACAGAGGTCAAGTGAGGGCGCAAAACAGCGTTTTGTACGACATCTTCAACTGAGGCGGATATGTACACAATTCCTTTGCAGCCGGTTCCGAACCAGTCTTTTTCTGTCGTTCTTGATGATCAGAACTGCCGAATCAACATTCGACAGACGGGAAGTGCTTTGTTTTTGTCTCTGACTGCAGACGATGTCGATGTTTGTAAAACGCACATTTGCCAGAACAGAGAGCAGATTCCGGCTTGGAACACCAACCTCTTCAAGGGCAAATTGGTTTTTGCTGATCAGGACGGGAAAAACCATCCGGAATACTCCGAACTCGGTACCCGATACGTTCTTTGCTACCTGACGGAAGAAGAATGCAATCAACTTACAGCCTGAAAGACATTGCGGTCAGCATTGCGCTGGATGTGCAGGGAGCAAACAACCAGTACACATTTCAGGGTTATGCGACCAACGTCAACATCAGCAAGACCGGCGGTGTCGATTTTGCGACGGCTCAGGTTGAAATCTTTGGCTTGTCATTGGACACGATGGCCCAGTTAACAACCTTAGCCTTCAAGCCGCTGAATCGAAGGTGGAACGCCATCGAGATTTCGGCGGGAGAGCAGGGGACGGAGCTTTCGAGCATCTTTCAGGGCGAAGTCACGGTGTCCTATGCCGATTTGAACGGTGCCCGACCGGTTCTCAAGATTGAGGCACAAACCAGTGCTTATAACGTCTTGAAGCCGACTCCTCAGATCGCCGTCCAGGGGTCGCAATCGGCTACGCGCTTGTGCGAGCAACTGTGCGCCGAGTGCGGGTACACATTTGAGTCTGTGGATGTTGACGCTCAGGTCGCCGACTGTGTCTTGACTGGTGATCCGATCACCAAGATGCGCCAAATCGCACGGGACACAGGAAGTGATCTGCTGATTGATGACAACCGGGTCGTGTTGATGGCTAAGGGCTCAACGCGAACGGATGGCGGCATTCCGATCGTGTCTGCAGAGACTGGGATGATCGGATACCCGACGTTCACAAACCAGGGCGTCAATGCGAAGAGCTTCTTCAGACCTGATCTGAAGATCGGAGGAGCCGTTCGTCTCGAAACCATCATCCCGAGCGCTTCTGGTGTTTACAAGATCACGCAGCTGGTCCACGAGCTGAGTGCTCACAACCCGGGAGGAGGCTCATGGTCTACATCCTTCCAAGGAATGTGGATCGAGGAGTGAGAAATGAGCGAAGAGTTGAGCCAAAACAGCGGCGAATTCACTGGTTCCAGCGAATACAACGTCTTGGACTTTGTCATCCGCTCAATCGTCTGCGGGTTGGTGAACACTGCGATTCCGGTGAGAGTGGACAAGGTCGAAAGGCCTGCAGAAGGAGGAGGTGCCGGGTACTTGTCGGCAACGCCTCTGATCAAGATGCGATCTGCAAAAGGGGATGCTTTAGATGTTGTCAGCATCCCCAAACTACGTTGGTTTCGCCTGCAGCACGGTACGGCAGCGATCATTGTCGACCCTAAACCGGGAGACATTGGATTGGCGGTTTTTGCGCAGCAGGATGTCTCTGCTTTGAACGGTGGTTCTGAACCGATCCAGCCTGGTTCCTTCCGCTGCTACAGCATCTCGGATGGCTTTTACTTCGGTGGATTCTGGGGGCAGAAGCCGACAACGTTTATACGCATTGAGGACAACGGACAGGTTACGGTGACGGCCCCTCAATCGGTTGTGGTGAACTCGATCGATGTCACCGTGAACGCCTCGGGCTCGACCAAGATTGACAGCCCGTCAGTAACGATTACGGGCGACACAACGATTGAAAAGACTCTCACGGTTCGGGAACTGATCTCCGGCACCGGAGGTATGACAGTTAGTGGCGGTAGTGGTGCAAGCGTTACCGGAAATCTGAGCACAACAGGAGACGTGACCGCAGGCGGTATCAGTCTTCAGAATCACGTTCACGACTGTCCGCAGGGCGGAACCACGTCGGAGGCTAAGTAATGCACACAGAAAATACTCTAGCTCTGACACCGAACTGGGACCTCCAGTTTGACTCGAACGGGAACTTGAGCTTTTTGAAAGAAGCTGAGGCCATTTGCCAGAACGTTTGCAATGAGTGTCGATTGTTTCTGAACGACGCTTATTTTCGTTACGACGAAGGCATTGATTGGTTTACGGACCAGTTGGGACAACCGTTGCAGGAATCGGTTGTGACGGAACGGCTTCGTAATGCAGCTCTGAGTGTTCCGGGTGTGATTTCCGTCGTCAATATTGAGCTGACGGAAATCGATCAGGAAAACCGCACGTTGCACGGCAAGATCGAAATAGAAACTCAGTACGGATATGGCACAAGTTATCTTTGATGAAAACACGGGCGTCACAATCCCGACCACTCGAGAAGTGCGCGACGACTTGGCAAGTGCCGTACAAGAGGCAATGCCGAAAACTGCCAATGGTGACCCTGTCAATGTCGATTCAACGGCTCCTATGGGGCAACTTATCGATGTTGTGGCTTCGGAAAACGAGGCTAAAAACTCGGAAGTTGCGTACTTGGCAAACCAATTCAATCCTGAGACCGCAAGAGGTCAGTTTTTAGACGCTCTAGCCAACTTGTACGGGGTGAAGAGAAAGGTTTCTGAACCTACGGTTGTCGTATGTACTTGCACAGGATTGAAGGGAACGACCATTCCATACGGAGTTCTGGTTGAGGATGACAACGGCAACCAGCTCAGGCACAACGCCGCCTTAGGGGCAACTATTGGTTCCAACGGAACTGTGGACACGACTTTTGCCACGGTGGAGCACGGTGCTGTAGAAATCGGGGCCGGTACGGTCAACACGATTGTGACGGTTGTGCCAGGATGGGATGCCGTGACAAATGATGCAGCTGGCGTGACAGGTCGAGATGTTGAGCCAGATGGAGAACTTCTGAATCGCATGCTTGAATCCTATGCGAAAAACGCCCACGGAACTCCGCCGACGATGCAGAGCCGTCTGGCGAATCTTGAAGGCGTCTTGGACTGCGTAGTCCTAGAAAACTACACCAATGCCGAGCAAGTTCAGTACTCTGTGACGCTCGATCCGCATAGCGTGGCGGCTTGTGTGGTTGGCGGGGACGATGAGGCTATTGCAGAGACGATTTTCGATTGCAAGGCGGCAGGTTGCGGAACCAGCGGCAACTACGACGTGTCTTGCGTTGACGAAGAGCACTACAACGCGAAGTACACCTACAAAATCATCCGTCCAACAATCGTGGATTTCGACATTCAGGTGACTTTTTTCGACCAAAACATGGACGAAGTCACGCAATCCAATGTCAAACAAGCAATCATCCAAGATTTCTTGGGGCAGGGAAGCCAGAAAAATCCCCGTGTGAAGCTCGCTACAACCGTGTATGCAGATCGTTTCTACCAGTGCATCAAAGATGTGACGAAGGCTCCCATCAAGTCAGTCTTGATCGGCATGAACACCGAGGGATTGGCTGACTACGTGGAAGTTCCTGCAAACGAGAGCCCGACAATCAGTGAAGATACGATCACTCTTGTCTTCGGAGGCTAACCATGAGCACAACGCAGACATGGGAGGACCTGCAACAGGTTGATGATGTTAGGGAAATGGCTGATGTGCCCAGCAAGGCAAGCATCGCCATGCAGAGCCAGTACGCCCATGCTCCGAACTTCAAAGCCTTGGCTGAAATCTTTCACAATGCTTTGGATGCGACTGAGCAACTGGATCAGTTGCTGAGAGACGTTGCCGATGCCAGAACGGCAAAGGGCGTCTTCTTGGACTGGTGGGGCAAGCGAGTCGGCGTGGACCGACTGATCGAAGTGGACGGTGAATTTATTCGGTTTGACGATGACTATTACCGGTTCCTGATCATGTACCGAGCGCTCTGCAATATCTCCGACTCGAGCGCCGCCACCATGAACCGGTTGCTGTCGCAGCTGACGGATCAGCAAGCCTTCATCGTGGACTACCAGAACATGAGTATCCGATCAATCGTTGTGGCCGGCTCAATGAGCGACTTGCAAATCACGATTTTGCGAGCCTATGGCCTTCTGAACCGACCTATGGGTGTGATGACCAACTTCTTGGTGATCTACCCGGACGATGCGATCTTTGGCTTTGCCGGATCGGATCTTCAGCCTTTTGACCAGGGTGTTTTCAATCCGGGGCAAGAGTTCCCGATGAATGACTGACCAAACAAACACGGACCCAGAAAACAGAACCCGCCTCGAGCGGTTTTTTTCATAGGCGGAATTTTCGCAATGGCTACTAAATATCCTCAACATCTTTTGACTACCGCGCTCGCGGAAAGAGGCGACAAGACAATTCCGCCGGCGACTTCACAGCAGGCAGGGACAGGTCGATTTTCTCAAGCTGAAGGATGGCGATTAGAGACAAGCCAGCCTATCGGTGAAGGTGGCATGCCGCCGAAACGAGAAGATTTCAACGGAGCTTTTTATCTGCTGTCTCAGCTTTTGCTGTGGTACCAGCAGGGCGGCTTGATGCAGTACTCATCCTCACTTGATTACGAGGTTGGAAACGAGGTTCTCTACTTAGGCACCAAGTACAAGTGCCTCAAAGAAAACGGACCTTCCAGTGCGAGTGTCGTGCCCGGTACGGATGCCGAGACGTGGGCAGACAGCGGTTCAGTCGTTCTTTATGTTCAGCAAGCTCTTCAGACAGGTCAACAGCAGCAGGCGCGCACGAACATCGGCGCCTTGGGCAAAAACGAAACGGCGGCCAGTGCATCAAAGCTTGAGGTTTCCATTTCGATCTCATTGGTTGGGGATGTGACTGGAACCGTCAGTACCGATCTTTCCGGGAACGTTGAATTGCAGACAACTGAAAACGTGGCTCGAGGGATTGAGAAAGCGTTTTCTGATTTTGCGACGGAACACGAGGTGTGATGAAAAATGGCCGAGAAAACAAAGTTTCAGTACGCAAAATCGCCGACGGGAGCATTGTCTGGTGCTTCCTTCATTCAGCAGACCGAAGATGCCATCAATGACCTCGGCGGAAAAATTGTTGACTACAGCGGGATCTCAGAAGAGACCAAGCGAAAAGCAGAGCAGGCTTTGAGTGCGTCTCAGACGGCTCTAAGCACGTCAAAAAATGCATTGACGCAGTCCGGGCAAGCCATTGAGACAGCAAATTCCGCACAAACTCAAGCGGGAACAGCAGTAACGGAGGCTCGAGCGGCGAAAGAGTCAGCGGATGCCGCAAAGATTGATGCCGAAGCGGCTGCCACCGAAGCCGAAACCGCACGACAGGCGGCGCAGACTGCAAACACGTCAGCACAAGACGCAGCCAGTCGCGCACAGACGGCACAGACATCGGCCGAGTCAGCTCGAGAGGATGCTTACGCGGCACGGCAGTCCGCAACTACGGCGCAAGAGTCTGCTACTCGAGCAGAAGCAAATTCGCTTCTGGCTCAAAGCCAAGCCGCATCAGCAGCAGCCAATGCCGCAGCGCTCGCAAACGGCGTCGTTCGCTACGACAGCTCTCAGCAGCTCAACACGTCTCAGAAGTCGGTGGCACGCACAAACATCGGTGCCGCCGATGCTTCGGATACCTACACAAAGGCTGAAGTAGACGCAAAGGTCGACCTGACTCCGTATCTGACCAAATCAGAGGCACAGGAAACATATGCCTTGGCTTCTGACATGCAAAGCGTGTTTGACACCTTCTCACAGTTCAATCAGGAAAACGGGGTGAACTGATGCAACAGATTGATCTGGTTCTGAATAAGGGAACGGACTTTGCCTGCATGTTCATTTGTGTTGACGGAGTGGGAAAAGCTGTTGATTTCTCCGGCTACTCCGCAAGGATGCAGGTCAAAAACAACGCTTATGGCCGTGTTCTGGATGAATTGAGCACGGATAACGGCCGTATTCAATTTGACAATGAAAGAGGATCGATTCTCGCTCGTTTTCCGAACGAGATAACGGCAGGCTACCCGGCCGCGAAGCTTCTTTACGACATCGTGATGGAGAACGATTCCGGTTATGTCTTCCGTGCAATCGAGGGAAGCATCAAGGTGCGACAGGGGGTGACGATTTGACGTGCTTGAAATGTTGTGATGGTTTTCAAGTTGTTCAGGTTCAAATTCCGGGAATTCAAGGAGGCAAAGGTGATTCGGGCAATGATGGAAAAACGCCATCGATCTCGGTAGACGCCAAGACTCTTCCGGAAGGATCGGAAGCAACTGTGACGAGAGAGGGTTCTGATGAAGAGCCCTCTTTTCTTTTTGGAATCCCCAGAGGGGATAAGGGAGAGAAGGGCGAACCAGGCTCTTTCTCGGAAAGTGACGTGATTGATCAATCACAAATCGACAATCTTTTTGGAGCATAAACGATGCCGAATAAGTTTCTTGACATGACCGGCCTGACCTACTACGACAGCAAGTTGAAAGAAGTCGCGGGGGGGCATTTCGATTGATGGCCAGGTCGTAACTCTCAAATCCATTTCCGGTGCCACGCTCGGCACTGTCACGATCCCTAAGCAGCAAATCGGTCTGGCAACCGGATCTCAGGACGGTCTGATGAGCTCATCCAACTTTACTAAGTTGGAAGGGATTTCCACCGGTGCAAATCGAGTCGAAGACTCTGAAACCAACGGAAACATCAAGATCGACGGCGTTGAGTCGCCCGTTTATCAGCACCCGACTTCCACGGCCGGGGCACTTCCCAGCAATCTCTACAAGATCACCACGGATGCTAGTGGCCATGTGACTGTCGGCACCGCAGTGACCAAGACCGACATTACTGACCTTGGAATTCCGGCTCAGGACACTACCTACGAGCTCGCAAATGCATCAGCAAACGGTCTGATGAGTTCTGCCGATTTCACCAAATTGTCGGGTGTGGCAGCTGGTGCTCAGGTCAATGTGATCGAAAGCGTCAGCCTCAACGGCTCGGCGCTGCCTGTCAACTCCAAGGGAGTGAACATCGATCTTTCGAACTATGCGACCAAGGCCGACATCACGACCGCCGTCATCTATCGCGGCTCGGTCGAAAACTATGCCGCACTTCCGACAGGAAGCGTGAAGAACGGCGACATGTACAACGTCGAACAGAAGGACGCGGAACACGGCATCGATGCCGGCATGAATGTTGTGTGGAACGGCGAATCGTGGGACCCGATGGCTCCCATGGTTGTCTTTGAAGGCATTTCCACCTCGGAAATTGACGAACTTTTCGCAGCCTAATCATAGGGGGTTGAGATGGCCAACAAGTTTCTCGACTTAGTTGGCCTCTCTCACTTCAAAGACTTGATGGTGCAGTTCGTGACAAGCGCGATCACAGCCTTGTCAACCACGGTTCAAGAAACCTACTCGACAAAGACCGAAGTGAGCGGGGTCAATGACAAAGCGCAGGGTGTTCTTGACGCCTTTGCGCAATTCAACTCGGAGAACGAAATCTCATGAGCGCGAATGCAGAAATTTTGAAGACGCTGAACTGGCTCAAGACGCAGATCAGCGCAAGGTTGCCGCTTGCCGGCGGCACCATGACTGGAGGTCTCCTACTTCACGGAGACCCGGCTGAAGCTCTGGGAGCGGCAACGAAGCAATACGTTGATGAAAGGACCACCGTGGCTTCTCAAGAAGAGGCTCAGGCCGGAACCGACAACACAAAGATGATGACTCCTTCAGCAACAAAGCAGGCGATCTTGGCCAATGACCCTGGGGTCGTTCAGGCCTTCACCGAATTTGCGACCGAAAACAACATCACAGTTTCTTAATATGGAGACGATCCTATGGCACAAGCCAAAGCGATTACGGCCAACCCGACGGTAAAGGCCGTCCTAGAGTATTTGAACACGAAAAGTTCGAGTTCAGTTCCAACCGGTGCAATTTGCTTCTTCGCAACGACAGCCATCCCAACGGGATGGCTTCTTTGTAATGGGAGTCAGGTTTCCCGCACGGAGTACGCCGCACTCTTTGCTGCAATCGGCACAAAGTTCGGCGAAGGAGACGGATCGACTACCTTTACGCTTCCGAATTTGGACGATCGATTCATTGAAGGCACAACGGACACCGCGAAGGTCGGACAGTACCTCGAAGCTGGGTTACCCAACATAACTGGAACATCTATGTTAAGGCGCGGAGACTCCTTCGGTTTTGGCGAATTCGACACTACCGGCGCCTTCTATCAAACGAGTTTTTCATCTGGTACTACATACACAGGAACGCAGGCAAACAACAGAAAAAGTGAATTTGGCATTGATGCTTCGCGCACTAGTGCTGTTTACTGCGATTCTGATGTAGTCCAGCCGGCAGCTCTTCATGCCCTTGCGTGCATCAAGTCTTAATGCAGATAAGAGTCATCATAGAAGCGGTTTGAACTGTGGTTGAGGCTCCGAAGATTGGGTTTGAAGCTGATGCTTTGAAATCAATTCGAGAACCGTTAATTTCATTAAGTCCAGTGAAATACCTTCCTTCTCGAATGATGGAAAACGATCCCGAAGCATATGCGTATTCGCTACGCATTCCACCAAACACACCAGTTATGTTGGGCGTCCCAACATAACTGGAGGAATAGAACTATCCCATCTGAATGCCTCCGGTGCTACAGGGTCGATAACGCTCACACGAGGAGGATCAGCGAACTACGGTACCAGCGTAAGTTCGAGAACGGTCAATATGGGCATAGATGCATCCTTAAGCTCATATGTTTACGGGTCCGTAAGTACCGTTCAGCCTAAATCACTGCTGTTAAGCCCGTGCATTAAGTCTTGATACATGGAACGGCAAACATGGAGTCAGTTTGAACTGTTCGAGATGCTCCATAAAGGGCGGAGGATAGAGAGGCATCAAAACTAAAATTCATTCGCGTTTGTCCGCTTGATTCAATCATTCCACTTGCCTTGTTTTGAGTTATCAGTGCTCCTGATGCGGTTGGTGAACCATCTATTAGACATCCCCACCGTCCACTAATAGATCCAGTGATGTTGGGCCCAACATCACTGGTGAGATCGATATCGCAGGCGATATGTATTACAA